ACCCAATGATATTCTGCTGAACCAAAGTGTTTAAATGCTGTGTCTTCTGGTCTCTCTCCACTTGGTACATCATACTTGTCATATAAACTCATTTCGTTTATGATTTTTTCTCTAACCTTTACACGAACCATTAGATCAGTAACTATCTTTGGGTTACCATCTCCTTTTAAATCGTAAAATCCTTTTTCTAATTTTCTAAAATACATATTAGTGACCTATAGCAATTGTTTCTTTAGTCATTATTTCCATTTCTGTAAATGACAAGTCCATCTTTGTTAATACTGGCGCAGCACCTTTATCGTCACCTTTAAATGTAGTGAATACACCTTCTGGTGAGTAGTCTATACTCATATCTGTTAACGCACATCTACTAATCTTTGGTATGTACATATTGGCACCATCTCTGTACATATATGTTATTTGAAATTGTGCTGGTGCTGTTAGATAACCTTCACCTGCTTTCTCTGGCATCATATGAAATTTAAACATAGATAGAATTTTTTGTATGTCTTCCTTTTCTTTCTCATTCTTTGGAGAAAATTCAAATGGAAAACTAAATGATCTAAATGGTACACTTTCAAAGACTAATTCTGCGTTTGGATTGATTGATCTACCTAGACCTTTATCTAGTGCGCCACCAAATCCAGGTAATGCTATTTCGATAGCTGCCTTTGAGATACCTTCTATAAATGTTTTACCTATATCACCAAGTTTTCCACCTAATCCTTTTAAATCCATTAATCCTGCTACTTGACCAGCGATACCTGTATCAACATTTCCATAAGCAACTTTGTAATCAAATTTAGTTCCTGATGATGGTGTGTATAGAATTATACTATCAGCTATTCTATCTTGGTATGCATTTGTTTTTGTATCCATACCTGATGTTTGTTTTCTTAATATTTTATCAGATGCTTGAAATCCTTGTTTCTGTAATCTTTTACCACGCTCTTGGTTTGTTAATCTACCCTCACCAACTGTACCCATAGATTGAGGATACATTTTTTTCATATCATAATCTTGTCCAGTACCACCATATCTTGTATCTGTATTTTCTATAATATCAAATATGATATAATGACCTTCGCCTAATTGTGCTGTCTCTTGTGGATAGTATAAACTACCATACGAATATGGATTGGCCTCTGGGCCCATGTGTGCCACAGGACTTTTTGATAAGTCTAGTGGTGATTTATTCGCTAGTTTAGCCGCTAATTTCTTTGGTTGACCAAAGGCACCAATCTTATTAGTAAAACTACTTAATAAGTTACCAGCTACTTTTTGTTTGATTATGTTTGAAACCTTACTTGTAAAACTCATCTAAATATCCTTATGAGTATATTTATAACAAAATGAGGAAGTCTTATAAAGGTTTATATCGCCCTACGAACCCAAAGAAATATGTAGGTGATGTCAATAGAATAGTGTATCGTTCTCTATTAGAGAAAAGATTTATGTTATATTGTGACCGTAATCCTGATATTACATACTGGGCAAGTGAAGAATTAGCGATAAGATATTACAATCCAGTGGACAAAAAGTACCACAGATACTATCCTGACTTCATAGTTCGTACAGTCAAAGGCGACAAAATACTGATTGAGATTAAACCATCTCGTCAATGTAAACCACCAAAAACACCTACAAGAAAAACAAGAGCATTCATGCGTTCTAGTTTTGAGTATATTAAGAATAGAGCAAAATGGGAAGCAGCAATAAGATATGCTGATGATAATAATGCCAAGTTTAAATTAATTACTGAGAAAGATTTAGGTAGTTATTAGACAGCTATATCGCTTGTTCTAAAAATAGTAGCATCATCATTTCTACTTGATATACCAATGCTTTGAGTTGTATTGTTTTGGTTAACAGTTTTAACAGAGTTATCTATAATAGCATTACTGTTAGATGATGGTGTAGATGTTGTTGGTAAATAATCATTATTCACTGGACTAGTTTTCATTCTTTCCATAAATGACATACCGTTATCTGGAGTAGTAGGTACAAGAAACGCATTGTCTTGTTGTTCAATAGCAGATGTTGTATCAAAGTTACCAGCGCCTGGTGCAGTCATCTCTACTTTTGACATATCTGTGTTTTCGCCTGGTAATGGTTTCTTCTCTAATTTTTCTATATCTTTGCCTGGTTTAAATTTGTTTATTAGATCAATAACACCATTGATAGCATCTATAAAAAAGTTTTGTATCTTGTTGAATATACTTTTAAAACCATCAGCGATCTTACCTGGTAATTCAAATATAAAATCTTTGAAACTTATTAGTCCATTTATTATATCATCAAGTCCAATACCAAAATGATCTAGTATTTTCATAAGACCCATAATCGCTACCACGACTGCACCAACAATTAGTAAGTATGGTAACATAGCCATTAGTGCGCCAAGTAAACCAGCTGTAAATCCTTTTAACAACTTAGGTAATAGTTTCAATGGTTTTAATAAATTACCAAATGTCATACCCAAGTCTTTGATAACAGTAAATGGTTGCATCAGTCCTTCAGAAAATGTAGCACCAATATCTCTTAATCCATCTGGTACATATTTTTCTACAAAATCATTTGTTTTTTCTCTAAATGATTGTTCTCGGCCTGATTCTTCTTTATTCAAGGTTTGTAATATTTGGATTCTTTCTTCTTCATTTTTTAATATTTTATCTTGTGTTTTCTTAATATCATCTTTTCTTTTTTTAGTGGCTTTACCTTCTTCTTGTACTAACTTTCTATTTTTCTCTAATCTTTCGCCTAGTGTTTCTCTTTCACTATTTAATTTTTCTAATCTATTTTCTTGTTTTTCAATTTGTGCTTTCGATAATATTTCTACAGTACCAGTAATTTTATTAACTTCAGCTATGATATTACTTTTTCTTAACTCTGTAATAGTTTGTTCTGATCTAATAGTTTTTTCTTCTCTATCTCTTAAAAATCCAGCAAGTTCTTTACTGTAATCAGATATATTGCCACCTAGATTATCAACAAGTTTATCTAGTTTTTTTAATCCTTCAGCAAATCTATTCATAGGACCTGATTTTAAATCTTCTGTAATCTCAGCAACCATTTCAGGAATACTTGGTACAACAGCAGACGCAGCAGTTTCAATAGATATTTTAGCTCTTTTAAATATAGCTTGACCTATTTCTGCTACTACACTTTCTACTTCGTTACTACCTGATGCTGTGATTGTAGGTAATGCCATTATTTTTTACTTTTACTTGTTCCTGTGTATAAACCAAACCAAGCAGCACCAGCACCAACTACGATACTAATTAAACCACTTTGTTCCATTGTAGGCGCACCTAGGTTCATATACCATATGACACACTTATATAATAAGATTATGTAAACTGTTAAAAACAACCTTGGAAATATTCTCCAAGCATCTACAGCTCTAGCCATATGAATTAATTTTGAGTATGGGTTAACACCTAAATCTTTTATAGATGTATCTACCTCTAAATCTACTTGAATTTTTTGTTTTGGTTCTGCAACCTTTATATCATCAGCCATTATTTGTCTCGCCTTCTCCGTTCGTTTTCTTCTTTTATATAGTTGGTTAACATACCAACATATACTTCTTTTTCCCACGGCATTAGATTATCTAACTCCGTCAATGAATATTTATGATGTTGCATAAGAGCAAAATTGGTTTCATAATAGGCCTCTAGGTTGGAATGGGAGAGGCTTATTGAAAAAAATCTTGTAAACCCTTAAAAGTTATCTTATTCATAACTTTTGTTTTAGGGTTTTCTACTTCAACATCATGTCTTAAATGAGGCATTGTATCAAAAAACTTTTTAATATTCTTAAAATTGTCTTGTGATAAGTTCTCAATAAATTCTTGTAGTTCTTGTTTTGTACTATCTTTAGCTGGATATGTCTTGTCGCCCTCATAAATGTGTTCAATACAATCTACTATAACTCCGAAGGTTGCATCAATATTTTTATCACTTATGTCCAAACCTACATGACTGGATCCTAAAGTTGGATAGTTCATAACAATACCTAATTGTCTTTTTTCATCAATTAATATATTATTTGTGTGTTCATCATCTACTATAACATTTATTTTAGATAGATCAACTTCTACTTCTGCCAATGTTTCTTTATCGTCAGGACACAACACTTTAAATTTTGCTATCTCTCCAACAGATTTACTTCTGACTTGTAATAGTATATACTCTAAATCAAACATAGGTAACTTATCCATGTCTAATTTATCAAATGTACAAGCATTTAAAACTTCTCTAACTGCTGTAATTATTTCATTATTCTCTTTTGTTTCCATTGCCATCATCAAAATTTTTTCTTCCTTGACAACAAATGGTCTATATTGTACTTTTACATCACTCGATGGTAATGTCAATTCATATCTTGGTGTATCAATTGTTGGTAACGCCATTATGTCTCCTTATATTATATTATATTATAAATTTAACGGTGGTATTCTAAATGGTGGGAATACTCTACCACCAGTTACTCTGCCTATTGGTGCCTTTTTCCTCAATTCATTCAATACGTCACGTCCTGCTCTTCTTATCTCTGGTGGTAACATACTAATTAATCCACCAAATATACCACCAGCTCTTTTTACTGTTGGTTGTTTAAATTCTGATTGTCCTATATCTACACTTCCAGCTCTATCTAAAAAGAAATTAACCCAATATCTAAAACTAAATGTAACAGTAAAAGTTTGTATCTCATTAGCATCATGGCTAAATGTAACTTCACTGATAGTTTTTGGATAGCATTCAAATAGTCTAACACCATAAGTTATATCATCTCTTTCATCTCTACTAGCGAAACTACCTAGAGCAAATATGTCAAGTGGTGCAACATAATCATTATAGTAATTAAAATTGTGTGTAGTATTACTAAATGCTGCTTTTTGCCACATTTCAAAAAATGATCTTTCTCTCATAAATTTGTCTGTCATAAATGTTGCAGTAATCTCTGGTGAAGTATAATCATAAACAAATTTTCTAGTAGGACCATTATGTTTAATTTCTTTTTGTACACCTTCTCTACTTGGCATTGCTATCTCTCTACAAAAAGCTTGTACTCGTCTTTTTTGTTGATCTTGGTTCATAGACCTTAATTGTGTATCAGTAGAAAAACCTTGTAGTTCATCATTGTTTTGTACAGAACCAGGAGGACCTCCTACAGCAACATTTGAAACTCCCTTTGGTAAAGTAAAGTTTACATAGAACCTAGCTTTTCTTTGAAAGCCTTCAGCCTCATTGACCATGGCTTGAAATCTACCCATTGTAGTTTCAGGATTACCACCAGCCTTTTGTCTTAAACGTGGATCAGATTGTACGTCATCA